GCTATTTCCTAAATCTTGAAAAGCGTATAACGCAATCATTATATAAAATATAAAAAGCATATATGGTCTCATATTATTGAATATTTTATCATAGTCTCCCTTGTTCCTAATATTCAAACAAGGGTATAATAAGAATATATACGCCGTTTGTATGGCCATCCATATACCATTTCCAAATGCTATAAAAATACCAAAAAACAATGTGAATATCATTCCCCAGAATGGGTGATCACTTATTATACCAAATACAAGACCCATTATTCCAGCAACAAAACCTGCAATAGGAATAATATAAAACACGATTAACGGAAAAAGCATAAATATCAAAAATTTTCTTCCTCCGGCAACCTGCATATTATCCCACGAATTTTCATTATCGGCTTTTCCACTATCAGTGGTATCAAATAAATTCAAAAATGCTTGTAAAAGTGACCGCGCACCTTGTCCTAAACCTCCATATACAGAGTTAAATAAATAGTTAAACAATGCTTGTGATACACCATTTCCCACACCACCTTCCTCGACCTCGTCTAGTAAATATATATTTTCTTTTTCAGTATTAATAACATCAGCTAAGTTATTATTAGTACATATGCGGGGCAATAAGTTATACGGAAACCCATAACTAAAAAAACTCGCATTTTTATTTTCTGTTATACAATATGGCGGGGCATACCGATAAGTTGGAAGAATATATTCCTTTTCATTTTTCGAGCGCGTCATCAAAAATAAAGCATTACACCCTAAAATACCCCAAATATAGGCAACAATAATCGCAAATATAACATGTATAACAAATACTAGTATATTATTTGTAGTCGTAGTTTGTGTTTCATCCATGAGTGCACTCGTATTTGACGCCTGTTTTGTGGTACCGGGCGTAGCACCAATGACATTACTACCTGCTGCTGCAGGTGCGGCTTTTGCAGCTGTTGCGGCTTTTGTAGTAGTACTTGTCGTTGTATTTTTACCTTCACCAGTATCTTCTCCGGTCTCATCTCCTGTTGCTTTACTATATATATCGCCCATACCAGGAAATGTAAATGCTTCTTTAATACTCGATGTTCCTCCCATTAATTGTTGTAATCTTGTTTTTGCTGACATTTTTTGATATAAATATGTATAGTATATTAATATATTATAACATTTTAAATATACTGTAACATTTTAAATATACTGTAACATTTTAAATATACTGTAACATTTTAATATATTGCGAATATTAACAATATATTAAATATATTTAAAAGTATAACTACTATTAATATAGCACATATCATATATCGTTCTATATAACAATTTGTTAAATACCATATACAAATAATGACAAAAATAGAAGAAGGTTTGAAACTAGATTTTCATAATGTTCTTATTCGTCCAAAACGTTCTACTATTAATAGTCGTTCTAATGTCAATTTAATGCGAACTATCAAATTCAAAAACTGTAAATCCCTAAAATCATGGGAAGGTATCCCTATTATTGCATCCAATATGGATACTGTTGGAACTTTCGATGTTTATAAAACATTGTCAAAGTTTAAGATTATTACGGCTCTCCATAAATTCTATACTATTACAGATTTCTTATCATATCAGACCACTAACAATCTCATTTTAAATCCCGACCTTTTTATGGTTTCTACTGGAATCCAGGAAACAGATTTTACTCGTCTTAAAGGCATCCTTTCTGTGATTGAGTGTAACTGGATTTGTATTGATATAGCGAATGGTTATATTCAGTCTCTTGTCCAGTTTTGCAGGCGTGTTCGTGAAGAGTATCCCGACAAAATTATCGTTGCTGGAAATGTAGTTACCCGCGAAATTGTAGAAGAACTTATTCTCAATGGTGGTGTCGATGTTGTTAAAGTCGGTATTGGTCCCGGAAGTGCTTGTCTCACTCGTATGAAAACAGGTGTAGGTATGCCTCAGTTATCTGCTATTATGGAATGCGCCGATGCAGCTCATGGTGTAGGAGGACATATTATTGGCGATGGAGGTATTACTTGTCCAGGTGACATGGCGAAAGCATACGGTGGTGGTGCCGATTTTGTCATGGTTGGTGGTGCATTTTCCGGCCATGACGAAAATCCTGGAGAAATTATAACCAACCCGGATGGTTCCCAAAGTAAACTATTTTATGGAATGAGTTCTTCACACGCCATGACTAAACACTATGGTGGTATGAATGATTATCGCTCATCGGAGGGAAGAATTGTTCGCGTCCCATACCGCGGTCTTCTTGAACACACAGTTCTTGATTATTTGGGAGGGCTACGAAGTACTTGTACATATATAAATGCGTCTTGTATTAAACACATGCCGCTGTGTACTACATTTGTTCAGGTTTCGCAACAACTTAATACCTCGCTTGTATCGTAATTATATATAGTCACTATATTTCTGACTCAATATTTCGATTATTATTTTATCGAAATATTGTAGTGTATACTATAATATTTTTATCTCGCATACATAAGACCTGCATTACCAGACATAAATGTAACGACGTTGTATCTTTCTTCTAAAATAACCAAATTATAGTTGTAGTCATATATACGCCATGTCGGCTTATTTACACCAATGGGTATTTTCGTTGCAGGGTCACAAATTGTCAGAAAATTTGCACTAGGGTCCAATGGTGGATAAAAAGTTGTGAACTCAAATTGAACATTCGAAAACTTACTTGTATTAAGCGCTCCAGTCGGCTGTAAGTTAAACGGGTCGGTATCTAGACAAAAATTATAACAATATAATCCATCAACGCCTTCTCCGCTAGTTCTTACGTATTTTTCTATATAGTTATATACACCTGCGTCTAGCACATTTTCACGATACTTACCGTCCAACAAAATAGCCATATTTAGTAATATATTACGCTGATTATCTACACTAAATGGTTGTGTAACAAAAAATCCCGTATTATTGCCTGTTATCGTATTATATCCTGGACCAATTTGATTATCGTTACATGTTACATTTATTCCACCATACCAACCATTATACTGTGTAAGCGGCACAATAGGTGCAGGAAGTATATTTACAGGCAAATAATTATATGGCCAATTCGTATAGTTGCTCCACTGATTTCGCAAGTTAATATCACTACGTTGAAAATAAAACATCCAACTACTTACCATTCCGAGAGTATTTTCTAACCATACACGCTGTGAGCCGGTAACATTCTCGAAATTCCATTCATATGCAGACTTGATTAAATATTTTTGCTCTGATGCTGCAAATGTTTTCGCTTCCTCGTTTGATAAAAATCCATATGTGCTTATCAAATGTATATCTGCATTCCATTCTGACTGTGCCGGATTCTGATAGTCGGAGGAATTTAAACTAACACTGGGTGGAGACTGCAAAAAACGATAAAGCTGCATATATTCGTTGCTATAGTTTGGGCGAACAACCGGCCATCCGTTTTGCGGGTCCATAACATCACGAATCGTGTATAAGTCTTGAATGGGTCGCATAACTACATCTATCTTTAGCTGGTTATATTGAAGCGCAATTAGAGGAAACGCCATTTTACTTGAAAGAGTAAACCATGCATTTATTGGTATATATAATTTGCGACTTCGAATTGAAGGTTCTGAACCTTGAGGTAAAGTAACATAGTATGCATTCGGATACATATTTATTCTACTTTCTGCATTTCCTGGGTCATTTAACTCTGCAATATTTCCCGTCATTTCATTATATAGCGCTCTCTTGGTACCCAAAAAATCACGCTGCACTAGCGCCAATAAATATTTACCCGTTAATACTTGTAATGTTTGCCCACCAACAGATATACGCACCTCCTTTATCATTTGTGTTCCTAAATTCTCAATCCAGCGAAACTCAAATGGTGCCCAATCTTTAGATCCACATACAGGATTCGGTGGCCATATAGGGCTCCATATTGTTGGAAGTGTAACTACAATATATGTATCCATTAATAAATCGGCATACCTTGGAACATAGAAAGTAAATGTAGAGTCTGTAGTTAACCTAAGAGACCGTTGACCTGTAAAATCAATTCTAAATTTTTGTAATCCGAAATTTGTATACTTCGCATATGTAGCTTTAAAAAATGTTTTCTTAG